TTAAATCGGCAAACCCACCTGTTTAAATTTATGAGGATGCGGCTGAACCGGATTTGACTCTTTTGGCGTTGCAATCGAACGAACAAAAGTTTCATGGGTAACAAAAGTATGGCTGCAGTTAATGTTCTGGCACTGGTTGTAACGCTCTTTGGTCAATGAAGATACCTGAAAACTGCTGCGAGTATGGGCGGCACTTCCACACAGTGGGCAAATCATCATTTTTCGAGTTCTCCCCATTTTTGCTAAATTCACAATAATGATATCGCATTATTCCATTTTTCAAACTTAAAAGTTCTCCATTGTAAAGAATCATTCCATTTCGAGATCATCAACCTTCACTTCAAGCTCAAGACTGGTCGTAAAACCATTATCCGGGCTGACGGTATGTGTCAGAGTCGTAATGGTCCATTCCGCATCATCTATCGGCTGTTTAAAGCCACTGACTTTCACTGGCATTTCCGTGTAGAGATCTGCCCGCCCTTCCGCCAGTTGTAGCGAGAATGACGCAACGCCGCGTTGCAGGCGTTCCCACTGCATTTTCGCTGCCCGTTCGGCGTTACTCCGATTGGCATAGGTGCGATTGAGTACCAGCACGTTTTCATCCGTACCCACCAGGTAATCGCCCTGCTTCGCTTCCGGCTCTTTCTTCTGATTCTTCGTTCTGCGCTTACGCTTCACCGTAGTGCTTTCTTTCTTCGCGGGTTCGCGGGTATGCAACCAGCTGGCAATTACGCCCGTGTAGGCTCCGCGATCTGCCAGGGTAAAGCGGTGACTGTCGCCGTCCTTGCGTGTGATAGTGATCACCGGCAGTGGTTTACCGCTGGCGCTTTTACCCTGTCCCTGCCGGATGAATAACAGATTGCCATTTTTCACCGACGCAATAGCACCGTACTGGCGCGCCAGCCGCATCAGAAAACTGCCGTCACTCTCATTGGTCTGGTCTATATGTTCCACGGGCTTATCCGACAGGTCTTTACCCAGTGCCATCTTCAGCTTATGCCGCGAGGCTATTTCCTTCACCACTTCCCCAACGGTGGTCTTGTGCCACGACTTTTCACGGCGGGTATTCAGCGTTTCACGAAAATCAGCACTTCGCGCCCGGATAGTCAGGCGGTCCGGTGCGCCAGTGTGTTCAATCTCGTCCACCGTGAATGCCCCTTTAGGGAAAAGCGGCTGCCCCTTCCAGCCCAGCGCCAGCGTAATGACCGCACCACGGCGCGGCAGCACGATTTTTCCGTCGGCGTCGTCCAGCTCCAGATCAAGCTGGTCCGCTTCAAAGCCCCGATTGTCCGTCAGAGTCAAACTCATCAGGCGGTTATCCAGCACAGTGTTGATATCCCTGCCCTCAATACTGATGCTGAATGCGGGAGTTTTGTTGCCTTTGTTAAGCAGTTCAGAGCTGAAATTCACGACAGCAGCCCTCCCACCGTTTTACTGATATCACTTAAGGCAGATGTTGCCGTGTCCTGCAGATTATTCAGCTGCGTACTGAGATCACCGAACATATCGGACAGGGATTCATCCACCCGTTTGAGCGACAGGGTGAACTCAATCCGGCGCGGCATACCGTCGCGGAAAAACTCCGTTTTAGTCAGATTCAGTCCCTCAATCACATACATGCCGTAAATCGTGCCGCTGCCTTCAATCAGGGGCCATGCTTTTCCCTGTTCTGCCATCTGCTCCAGAGCCAGCAACGACAGCCTGCCGCCCGTTATCTCCGGCATAAGAACACCAGAAAGCGTCAGCATGTCGTTGTCCGGTCCCAGAAACTGCGTGGACGGACGACGGTTTACCCGGCTGTTTGCCGCATGTCGCCAGCTGCGTTGATACTGCAGTTCCTGATACGGAACGGTGCGCAGCATAAACACGTACAATCCCAGCACCATCATCATGCGTCGTATCCCCCCTGATCGCTGTAGTTACTCCTGGCTTTTGCCTTCAGCCTGCGTTCACGTTCATCAAGCTGGTGTGCCACCTCCCGCGCAATATCCTGCGCACTTTGTCCTGGCTGCGTCTGAATGATGATCTGCGTCGGTGCCTCAATCCGGTGAACGGGCGGCACAGTGGCTGCACGACTCACCATCGCTTCGCCGCCTTTCGCGGGAAGTGCCAAAGGATGCAACGGTGGAAGCTCTGCAGGCGCGGCAGCAACGCCCATCATTCCGGCAACAACGGCAGCCAGTGCAGCTGTATTTCTCCGGCTGGTCACATTTGCCGGGCCGTTAACAATTTCCGGCCCGTTTTCACCGACGATGCCAAACTGCCCGCGCGGGATATAGCCGCCGCTGTCATACATCCCCGCAAAGCCATATCCCCATGACGGAAAACCACCCGATGGCATCATCACTTTACCGTCTGCATTCACCGTCGCAGGTTGCTGACGCGTCACTCTTTCCGGCAATTTCGCCTTTGCAGCCTCTTTACTGACAATGCCGAGTTTCTCCAGCAACCAGGAAACGCCGGATTTCAGGGAGTCCAGCGGATGCATGACCATATTCAGCCCTTCCGCCAGTGCCTCCCCGAATCGTCGCCCCATTGCCGCTGCGCTCTGCAGTTCGGCAGAGGTCGACTTAACGGGCGTCAGCAGATCAGTAAACCAGCCCCACAACGCCTGCACTTTGTCGCCAATCCACTGAAACACAGGCTTAAGTGGTTCGAATGCTGCACTGATGGGACCTGCCGCCGCTTTGAATCCTTCCACCACACCAGCGAGAAATGCGGTGATGGGTTGCCAGTATTTCCAGACAACCAGCGCCACGCCCGCCAGTGCAGTAACCACAAGACCTATCGGACTGAGCAGAGCACCTAACAGACCCGATATGGCATACAGGGCAACGCGCAGCATCGCCAGCGGACCGGATGCCAGTACTCGCAGCACCGCGCCTGCGGCAGCCAGTCCACCGCGTAGTGCTGCCAGTGGATTCATAAACATCACAGCAACAGCACGTAAACCGGATAATCCAGACCGCAACAGTGCAACCGGCACACCTACTACAGTTTTCAGGACATTCCCCGTCAGTGATGCCGTGCGGCGCAAAGACGACAACGGCGCAGTAAGTAAACCCGCTGCGTTGCCCGATGAAGCAAGCCCGCGTCGCAGCAGTGCCAGTGGAGCGCCAGCTAACCAGGACAACGCGCTGCTGGTTCGTGTTACTGCTGCCGTAACGGAAGGTAACGTTTTGATACCCAGCACAGAGAATCCCAGACGGATGACTGCCAGCGGCCCCAGCACTGCAGCCAGCGCCACCACTAAGGTGCCGAGGCCTACGGTAACCGCAGCCACAACAGCCGCTACTTTCATCAGTGTGCCTGTCAGTTCCGGGTTAGCTTCCACCCAGCGGCGCAACGCCCCCGTGATGCTTTTCACCGTGTACAGAATATCCATCAGCGGCTGGCGCAGCGTTTCGCCCAGGCTGCTGAAGGTGTTCTGCGCTCCGGTTTTGACCAGTAACCACTGAGCAGAAAGTGAGTCCTTATTGATGTCGGATTCTTTCTGCATGGAGCCGAGCGCATCATTGCCCGCTGTCAGTTTTAACTGACGCTGCAGTTCCGGCAGGTTGTTTGCCAGTTTCGCCGCGTCATCGCCAAACTCTTTACCAAACAACATGGTCATGGCAGACAGACGCTTGTCCTGCGGCAGTGCGTTCACCTTCTCCAGCACACGCTGGATAGTTCCCATCGCATCCTTCGTCATCTGCTTTTCAATCACTTCAGGATTGAGTTTCAGCAGATTCATCCCTTCAAAGAAACTCTTGCTCTGCATGGTGGCAATGGACAATTCACGCACCATCGCGTTTGCTGCACTGGCTGCAACCTCCGGCGCAGCGCCCAGTGTCAGGAAGGTGGAACCCAGCGCCGCCGCTTTACGATAATCCAGACGGTCAGCCACACCGCCCAGACGTTGCATCACATCAATGATGTCCGCCCCTTTCGACATGGCGTTATCATCCAGATAGTTCAGCGCATCGCCGAGCTGTTCAATATTGCGGGTTGGTATTTTGTAGAGCTGGGCGATTTTCCCCAGACTTTCTGACAGTTCATCCGCTGGCAGCTCAAAGGCTGTTGCCGCCTTTGCTGCCGTACTGGCGAAGGCCAGCAGGTCACGTTTCTGGTCTTCCCAGCTGTCGTCAGGGTTTGCGACGTTCATGCGCGCACCACCTTCAACCAGTGCAGCGAAGTCCACCGCACCGTTTTCCATCGGCAACTGTTCGCTGGCAGCCTTGATGGCATCCTGCATTTCATAAAAACGTGCAGTGCGGTTGCCATTATCGTCACGCAGACCATTGACCTGCTTTGCCACACCTTTCATGGCATCTTCCATGCTGGTATAGCTTTTTACTGCCGCCATCACTGGCGCACCCATTGCCAGCCCTGCAGCCGTGGTAGTGGCTCCGGCTCCTGCGATGCGATCGCGCACTTCAAGCCGTCTTGAGTATTGTTCTCTGGCAGCGTTCATCCGTGCCTGTTGTTCACCCAGACGTTTAAGTGCTTTTTGCTGGCCCTCCAGTGCCTGCCTTGTTTCTTCAGCATTTTTCTTAAGTTCTCGCTGGGCACTACTGAGTTGTCTGGTATCAATCCCTGATTCTTTAAGTGCCTGACGTTGTCTCTGGACCGCCCCCAACAAGCCGTTATAGGTCTGCTGAAGTTCCTGTACTCGTGTTTTGGCCTGACTGAATAACTTTGCCTGCGCGGCGGTTGGCCTGTTAGTGGCAGCAAATTGTGTGGCGAGTTTTGCCGCCTCTTCGCGGGCTGCGTTCAGGTTGTTGGCTGTTATGGCTAGTTGCGAGCGCGTCTTGCGAAATTCATCAATTCTGCCAGCCTGCTTATTCAGTTCTTTGAGGCTGTTTCGGGTATTCTGAATTGCGCCAGCCAGCTCTTTCGAACTGGCCTGTGCAGCACGGAATGGGCGGGTGAGTTTGTCAACCGCATTAAGAATGACCTGCAGGCGCAGGTTATTATCACTCATCGTTGGCCCCGCTTCTCTGAATCGCTTTATACCGCCATTCCAGCACTTCGGTCAGCGGCATAACGTCAGTAACGGATGGCGGCCAGTGAAAGATGGTGGCGATATCAGCCACCAGATCGTCAACCGTCAGGCTGTCGGTAAACCGGCAAGTACCGACTTCTTCAACAAAAAAGTGACAACCTCAACCGACATAGCGGTGAGATCTGCCGGGTCCATCTCTGCAATTTCCTGTGCAGTCAGTGCCGGGCTGGAGATGCGGGGGATCACGGTCATCATCGCGTTCACATCCATATCCATAATAGCCTGCAGGCGTGTACCGCGCAGTGCACCGGACTGCGGTTTACGCAGCACAATTTCGGTGATTTCCGTTTTACCGCGCTTGATAGGGGTATCCAGTTGAATGGTCTTTTCAGTCTGCTTATCGCTCATTTTTCTGTCCTGTAAATTGGGTTCTGGCGCGGAATCCCGCGCCGTTCAGATACATCAGAGGCCGAGGGCGTTGCGGTGCGCTTCCATCAGGTCCACGCCGTCCACAATTTCCACCATGTTGATAAGGTCCACTTCATAGAGCACCTCACCATTGATAGTCAGCTTCGCGTAGCTGTTGGTACTGGTCACTTTGGTGGTGTTGCTTTCGCCCGTCTTCCACTCGCCGGAATCCACTTCTTTGTGACGTCCACGCACCACAAGCTCCACGGCCTGCACTTCCCCGGTATCGTCACGCTGAATAGAGCCGGTAAAGCGCAACTGGATACCATCCACCGTGGCTTTGCCCATCTGCTTAAACAGCAGCAGTTCAGTACCACCAATGGAAAATTCTGTGTCCAGCGCACTATCATCCAGCCCCAGATCCACATCCACTGCACCCGGCATTCCGCCACCGCGATACTTCTCATATTTGCGGGTGAATTTCGGCAGCGTCAGCGACTCAACGATCCCCTGCCAGTTGTTCCCGTCGTTAAACAGGTTCAGGTGTTTTAATTTGCGTGGTAAAGCCATGTTGTCCCCTTACGCGCTGACCTGGCTGGAGAAATTCACCAGGTACTGATCGGTGATGCGCTGACGCAGCATCAGGTTTTCAAGTGGCGGCACTGGTGTGTAGTCGTAGTCGATGGTGAGTTTTCCAGCTTTCAGAGTGTCTTTGTCGTTCACCGACTCATCCAGCCAGCAATCGCCACCAATGAGATAGCCCTGACTGATCAGGCTGCGCATTTTGGCGCGGATACCTTCGATAATGTCGCGGGCCAGCGACGGATTCAGCGGTTTGTCGACCGCCCACATTGGCGCTTCTGCCATCGTGTCCATCAGCACCTGCGCCGTGCGGGTGTAGTTTTCGAAGGCAAAGAGTGGGTCATCACTCAGGCAGCGGGAACCCCAGAAGCGAAAGCCGTCTTTGCGGATAAGTGTGGTAACATCGTTCTGGTTAAGCAGTCCCGCATCAGTTGCCGGGTCCTGCAGATCCCAGAACACATCAGCAGAAATTCCGGTGACACCGTTCACGCCCACGTTGGACAGGCTTTTGTGCCACCCTGTCTGCTCATCAATTTTGGCACGCAGACCAAGCGCACGGGCGGTGGCATATGCCGTTGCGTCGGCATTCAGCACCGTGTCCCAGCCAGTAAAGTCAGGCCAGATCAGCATCCCTTCACGCTGACTGAAGTTTTCACGGTAAGTGATCGCCTCCTGCACCGTCTTGCAGCCATACGCTGACAGGTAAGCAAACCCACGCAGGCTTTGCGCCACGCCCAGCAACTCAGTAGCAACGGCTTTATTATCGTGCCCCGGCACGCCGAGAATGCGCGGTTTAACACCGAGCTGTGACTGGGCAGATAACAGGGCTTTCATACCAGTTTTTTTACCTTCAGCAGTCACTGCGCCGATGATATTGGTCGTGGTTTCTTCTTCCGTTTCACCCTGCGGCACACGCACAACAACGGTCACGGGTTTTGCCTGGTCAGCGATGGCATCCAGCGAACGGGCCAGCGTACCGGATTCACCCGCCTTACCGCTGGCAGTAAGCACATCAGTGATCAGCACGGGTTTATTAAGAGGGAACATTTTTGCATCGGCATCATCGCCCGTGCAGACCATGCCCACGATGGCGGTGCTCACCGTGGTAATGGATCGAGTGCCTTCGTTGACTTCAACAACGCGCACTCCGTGGTGGTAATCCTGAGCCATAGTGGCGAACCTCCTGATTGGATTAGGCTTCGCCCTATGTTGAAGTGATTGTGTCTGACAAGCAGCTAAGCGCAGTTGTACCGTTATTCACACAAAATGACGGTATTTATCTGCTTGCAGGGAAAACAGGCCAAATAATATCAGGTGCGGTGCTGGTATTTGTTGCCGTCACAGCCTCGATATAATCCAGCACAACGTTAAGTCGGGTAGTTTCCTCTTGCGTCAGTTTGCGCCCGGCCTGCAGCTTTAACTGAATCACGCTGATATTGGCCATTGCTGCGTCTAACAGCGACTGTTTTTTCTGTTCAGCGTCAGCTACCAGTTCATCATGAGAACGTTCCTGAGTGGGTGGTGCAGTAAATCCCCCGTCTGAATAAACCCAGCCGATTCCGGGCTGCTCACTGATATCAGAAATATTAATGAGCTGCTGATTATCCGGCACTGTGAATTCAGCCTCGCCATCCCAGACAATGACATTCACAACCATCCCATTTTCAATAACTGCATATGACGTATTCATTATGCAAACTCCTCGATAATACAAATCCCTGAAGCGCCTTTCCCGCCCGTCATACTGGTTCCGCTATAACCGGCATCGTATGCGCCACCTCCGCCTGAACCATATGCTTTACCGATAACACCACCGCCAGCGCCTGCACGTCCACCGCCGCCCCAGTGCGATGTTCCGCCTTCACCGCTGACGCTGATATTTCCGGACTGACCGTCGCCTCCATCTCCACCAGTGATGCGGATATCGCCAGTACTCGGCACACCTCCGTTACCGCCGTTTGTGTTTGTAACACCCGCTTTCCCGCCACCTTCGCCACCAGGAGCAATTAACGATGCGAATACGCTATTCCCGCCCCTGGTGCCGTTCGTCGCACTAACACCACCGGCCCCACCTGCGCCGATAGTGACTGGATAACTATTCTGTGTCGGGGTCATTATTGAAATTATTGTTCCACCGGCCCCACCGCCAGCACCGAAAAACGTTTCATTATTGGATGCAGCCTTGCAGCCGCCCCCTCCGCCACCGCCGCCCGTTATTGTGACCCTGATCCGTTTTGTTCCTGGCGTCGGGGTGTATGTACCTGATGAGGTGAAAACCCGGGTATTCAGCCAGCGTCCAACGTATCCACTTGCATCGCTCAGACCAAGATATTGAATAACCGCCTGTGTGCTTGCTTTAGCCAGAATATTCCGTCCAACGTTAGTCAGGGTTGTCAGGCTGGCTGTATCATTCCCCGTAAAATACGGAAGTTTGTCTGCCGCAGTGGCAAGGCCTGCCAGTGCGGTCAGTGTGGCGTCGGCAGGTTGTTTTCCATTGGCAAGGTCATATACAGCCTTCACGGCTTTTGGTGTGGCAGCCTGCGTTTCTGACGTGCTGTTAGTGGCGCTGCTGAGTTGCACGGTACCTTTTACCGTCAGTGAAGCTGCAGGCACATCCGATATCTG